TTCATCCCCTTTAACTTGGTTTCCGACCATTTCATAGGATTCAATCCCTGTGCCACCCAATCCGCTTATATGAAAGGCATCAAGCCCCCATCTATAGTTAAAGGTGGTAATATCATCCTTGATCCTGAATTTGGTTGCATTTTCAACAAACAACTCATCTTCAGCACAACTTAAATAATGTGGAAAATAATTATTAAGCACATAATCCCTCTTGAAACAAACCCCATTAAAGGGCATATATTTGTACCAGTTATCCATCCATACATTATCAATGGAATATTGGCAAAAATCGTTCATTACGATGTCATAATCCATATTATCTTTATGGACGTTTATCAATCTACTAATGTGGTTAGAATAATAAATATCGTCATCATCGGTAAAAAATATAAATTCACCGTTAGCCTTATCTTTGCTAAAATTTCTTTTCATCCCCAAAGAAGAAAACCTTTCTTTAAGGTTAAAGATTATAACCCTCTTATCATCATAGACATATTCCACATTTCCTTGATCGTTGATTATAATTAATTCCTTATTATCATAATCCTGATGAAGAAAGCAATATAACATCTCATTAATTAAATATGGCCGGTTATAGGTGACGCATATCCAACTGGCCAAAGGGTTATTCTTCATTCTTAATAGTTTCTATTTTAATCCTTCCTTGCTTAGAATAAGAAATACCGGGATGATCGTAAACAGAATAATTATTATTATCTGGGTTTTTTTCATTATATTCTTTGGCAAACTGTTCAAGAATTACCCTATAAATATCGTAACAAACTTTGGCAGATTCATGTAGATTTTCCGAACCTATTCCATAAGATTCGTTTAAATGAAGCCGCATGAACTCAGATTTTTGTTCTTTAAACAATTGTTCAATCCTGTTGCGTTTTCCCCAAAAACCATCATATTTATCTTGAATCTCATATTCTTTCCATTGTAGTTCATCTGGTATTTCCCATTGTCCAGCCAAAAACCTACTATAGAATTCACACGCTTTTTGAATTACAGATAATTGTTCTGTGGTTAAATCTATTCGATATTTCATGATATTAATTTTTATCTTACAAAGATAGTAAAAATATTTTAAAACAAAACCAATTAATTAAAAATTTTATAATAAAGTGCCCCAAGCAAGAATCGAACTTGCATTTTAATCTCCGTAGGATCACGTTCTATCCGTTGAACTATCGGGGCATTTGAGAATATAAATACTTCTTCATCAAGTTTTTACTATCACAATGAATTAACCAGCCATTATAAGCGGCCAATGATTTAATATTCTTATTTTTTAAGACCATTTTTATAAATCTCTGCTTTATGGATTTTCTTAAAAGAACATAATCATGCCTAAAAACATATCCAACAAAATCAATTCCTCGTATATTAACAGGAAATATCTGATAATTATTTTTCAAATTTAATTTAAGTTTATCTTTAAGATAGTTCTTAAGATCAAACAATAATTTATGTAAAAATTCCTTGCTGTTTGATAAAAATATCATGTCATCAGCATAACGAAAATAATATTTAACTTTCTTTTCTTCTTTAATCCAATGATCAAAATAAGTCAAATAAAGATTAGCAAAATACTGGCTTAAATAATTACCAATAGGCACTCCATCAGTACTATCAATAATTTCATCCAGCAGCCACAACAAATCTTTATCTTTTATTTTTTTACGCAATAATTGTTTTAAAATTTCATGATCAATGTTAGGATAAAATTTTTTAATATCTGTTTTTAAACAATATTTAGTATTTTCCTTATCTTTTAATGCAATTTTAAGTGAGTTTGCCGCTGCATGGATGCCTCGTTTTTTTATACAACTATAAGTATCTTTTGTGAATGTAGAAACAAAAATAGGTTCTAAAACATTCATTATTGCATGATGAACAATTCTATCAGGATAATAAGGTAATTTGTATATCAATCTTTCTTTAGGTTCATATATGGTAAATACTTTATATTCAGAAGTCTTATATGTCTTATTTTTTAAAGAATCGTGAAGTTTTAAAATATTTTCTTCACGATTCAAATCATGTTTTATGATTTCAATGTTGTTTGTTTTGCCTTTTCTTGCAACCGAATCTGCCAACATTAAATTATCAACGGAAATAATATCCTCAAATAAACTACCAAATCTTTTCATCCTTTGTCTGTAAAAAACATCTTCAGTTGTAAAACCTACCAATGTTCTTTTCATTATTAGAAAGTATTTTTTTACCTTGTTGGTAAGGTTTGTGCTATTGATTATATAGTTAACAAATTAGAGAGCTGACATTAGAATTAGAATGGTTGTAATTCGAATTGTTGAAAGAAAAGCCTGAACAACCCAAACCCCCAAAGGGGGTAAATGCCAGTTTAAATAACACAAACCTTATTATTTATTTTTTTAGAAAATCATTATAAATATCGATAAATTGTTCTCCAATATATTCTGATTTCTCCTCAGAATTTGTGGAAAGGGGAGAGCCGACAAAAGAAAGAGAAATAGAATGGCCGTAACCCGAAGTGTAGAAAGAAAAGCCCGAAATTTCATTCCACCTAAAATAAGGATAATATTTATATTCATTCTCATTAGAATGATCTGCTTCCCATCCATCATTTATGGCTTTGTAGATAACCATCAATTGATAATGGGCTATATGTGCTTTCCTAAATTCAAAGGGGATATTAGAAACATCAGGTAAAACATCACTAATCCCTAATTTATTACAAGCATCCTTAAATGTTTTAATGTCACGATAATCGAATTCTTTTGATTTAAATATCATATTAGTGTATGTAAAAAATTGTTCATAAATATCAATAAATTGCTTTGCAGCATATTCACATTTTTCCTCAGATTCAAAAAGGAGGAGAGAGCCGACACAAGAATAAGAACGGTAGTAATCCGAATCGTTGAAAGAAAAGCCCGAACTTCTATTGAACCATGGATAATATTTATACTTGTCAGTGTTTTTAAAATCGGGTGTCCAGCCATTGTTTATTGCTTTAACAATTATTTTTAGTTGTTTATATGCAATTTCATCTGGTGCATCATTGGGAGAATATACGTCTTTTGGATTAACATTTAATCTCTTACAGGCATCTTCAAATGTTTTTATAGATTTGAAATCGAATTCATTTGAGGATGATAATCCAAAAAATTCTTTTCCAAATTTTTCTTCAAGTAAAGATCTTACCAAATCATTCGATTCTTCGTAAGTTTTTTTCGCAGTTTGTTCATCTAAAATTTTTGACATAATTTTTTATTTTTAATGTTTAAGCAAAGATAATAATTAATTTTCAATATTTACGAATGTTTTTGAAAAATGTTACAAAAAATTGTTCATAAATTTATTTCGTTTTATGTATTTTTTGATTTGCGGTTGCAAGATTAATCCCAAAATATTTAACATTTTTACAAGATAATTGGGGAATATATTTTCCTGTTTTAATATAATCACAAATAATTTTTATATTATCAGGTATTTCATCCAATTCAAATCTTGTAAACAACCAAATCTTTTTATTTAATGTTTTTAAATCAGTTAAAAATTTTATTAATTCGTTATGATTAGAATCTAAAGGTTCACCGCCAAAAATCATAATATTATCGATCATATTATCATAATGATTAACATATTTTTCAAAAATGTTTTTCTGAAAATATAGATCATTATAAAAATCCCCTTGATTAAAGTTCCACGTTTCGGGGTTGTGGCAACCCTCACAATGAGGATTACCTTTACATCCCGAAATATATATATCTAAAGATTTATATTTTAAAGTATAATCAACATATAAAATATTCATTATATGTCTCCTCCCTTATAAAATTGTCGATTAGGAAAATCTTCTTCTCTTCTAGTTTTATTGAAATTTTTCACATTAACCAAAAAACCCACAACCCTAGTATATTTATCGGTTATTTTTTCACCACAAATTGAACAAGTATCACCATTAGTTACACTCATATGTCCATTAACGCATTTAGATAAAACATAATTGATTGCAAAATAAATAACCCCTTGTTTAGCGCAAGTCTCAATCAAATCTTCAATTTGTTTTTCATCTTCAATTTGAGTATCTACATTAATATGTGCAATAGCCCCACCCGAAAAATGTTTATCAAATATGCCTTGTAACCGGATTCGATCTAAAATATTCGCTTTGGTTGTTAAAGGAATAAATTGGTTGCTATATATATTATAGGTATTTTGAAATTTAAGAAGTTTATCTTTGGCGGCCAATTTTACTGATACCGTTTCAGCGGGAATTTGTTCACAATTATGTGGGGTTTTTAATATGTTCGAACATTTAGTGTTTTCTTGATTTATTGCTTCAATAATTTTTAATCCTAATTGTGTTCCATTATCATTTAAAATGTCTTTTCCTAAAATTTCAATACATTCATTAAACCCATTAATTCCCACAGTACTATATTGTTTTTTTATGTTTATAAAACCATGCGCATATAGAGGATGATTGCCATTGTCAATTCTTTTTTGAACTAATTTACGTCTGACATTATTAATTTTGGCACAAAGATTTACCAAATGTTTTAATTCTAAATAAAATTCTTGTTCATTATTTTTGTGCTTAATTGCTAATCTTGGAAGATTAATGGTGACTACCGCAAGTGAACCTATTTTTGATGAGCCTGCACCAAAAGAATTAAAATATTCATTGTTAGTGTCTGACCTGAGGCGACAACAGCTTGATAATGTGGAACTTGCACCACAATAAATGTTAATGAATCCAAATTCTTTATTGTGTTTTGCAACAAATTTTAAAAAAGATTTGTCTTGAATGTTATTCTTTTGATCCACCGAAAAACATGCGGTTGTTATTGGAAATGTAATTGGTGTTCTTTTCATTTCATCGTTCATAATTGTTAAAAACAAATCTTGTATTTTTTTCACCAATTCAACATCCAAAGTAGTCCCATCTAAAAAAACATAATCATCTTTTAACGAATTTAGAAAATTATCGTCATATATTGAAATATTGGTAAAACAACTTTGATTTCCTCTTAATGGTTGATTTATCGTATATATAAAACTAACAATATTTTCTTCTACATATTTCCATACCGAATCAACATCTTTAAAATGAAAATTAGCATCACTTAACGAATTTAAGGCATTTTTTACATAATAACTCATCACTAATAACATGTCTGCTAATCCTGTTGCCCCTAACGTTGAATTTGCGGCTATAATTGTGAATTGCTCTAATTGGGATTTGAATGAATATAAATATTTTGGAGGTACAGATTTTATTTTTTTTATCATGGGCAAACCCAATAACATTATGTCATATGTTGAGTAGTTAAAACAATAACTAAGCGATCCTCCAATTCCATGAGCATCGTTAATATAGAGTGTTCCGTTTATTTGTTTTTCAATAACTTCATTTGCAATTTCCAAAGAATAATTTTTTTTCAATTCTTTCCATAACATATAATAACTATTCAGCTTTAAATAAGGTTTTGGTAGTTCAGTACTATATGCAATAACACTAATATCATCAACATTGGCGTTGGCATCAACACTAACGTCTGATGTGTTATTTGTGGTGAAAAAATTCCTGGAAAATTTGTTAAGGTCTAATTGTTCACCGATACCATCAACATCAAATAACTTTGACGGATATTTTTTGTGTAATTCTGACATTAAATTGTCAAATTCTTCATTATAACTAAGTTCTATATTCATAAAATTTTAATTTATTTTTTTGTTTTTGTGGTGTCAAAAATAGCCATAGGTTTGAATAAATACAAGCTTTTTTGATTATTATGATAAATATTTTTAATTATTTTTTACTTTCCTTATTGTTAAACAATTACAAAAAAAGGAGCACAATATTATGCTCCTTTATGTAAAAAAACAAATAAATATTATAAATTATTCTTCCGATTTATTAATTAAAGTTTTGGACATTTTATTAAAATCTGCATCTAATGTGCTCATCGAACGATATTGTGTTGCGGCATCGCTTAATGTTGAAGATAAATTTAGAATTCCTCTTGAATTAGCAGTATAAGTATATGTATTGTTTCCACTAACTCCAAAAGAAGTACCCACACTAAAAGCATCTTGATTTGCAGCTAAATACATAAAATTCCAATTATCTTTTTCACAATTAGCAATCATGGTTTTAATGTCATCTAATTTAAATTCTTTACTTGCATTTTCTTGACCATCGGTTACAATGCAAACCAAAACCTTTGAAGGCTTAACTATGTTTTGTTTTTCAGTGTTAATGGTTTTTCCTATTGCATCATATAGAGCGGTTGTTCCTCTTGGAAACCATTCTTTTGTTGTTAACTCTTTAGCCTTTTTAATGTCAACATTATCATATATAATTTCATATTCATGATCAAACAAAACAATTGTAATTGTTGCTTCATCGGGGAGATCTTTTTGTGTTTTTAAAAAATTGTTAAAACCTCCAATAGAATCGTCAATAATAGATAGCATCGAACCACTACGATCAAGGATACAAATGATATGTGTTTTTTCTGTTCTTTTTTTCTTTTTTCCCATATTAAAATTAAGTTAATCTATTTAAAATTATTTTTCTGTAAAAGTAGTTAAATTATTGTAAAATTGCAAGAAAAATCACAAATTCACAAATAATTAGTATTTATAAAAACAATATTTTAAATTATGAATCCAAAAACAATTGTTGCCGACGAAATTAAAAAATTTTTAAATGAAGGCTATATTATAAATGATGATAATTTTATTTTTAATGAAAGATTAAATAATTCAAGATTTACAGATTATGATACTTTTACTAATGATTATGATACCCAAATAATTAAAAGTGATATTATTGTAACTTGGAAAATATCTTTCTGGGCAAATGAAATGGGTATTGAAAATTTCATTGTTGAAGTAAAGGGAGTTAAGGGTAACTATAAAATAGAAATGCGTAATAAACAATCTGATGCCGTTGAACAAACCGTTGATAAAGATATTAATGAAATCGATTGGAATTTTATCATTCAAAATGCAACCCTAAACAAGGGGGGGTCTTTATATATCACCAATTTAGATTTTGATTTTAAAAATCATACGTGTGCAGTAAATTTACAATAACTACCAATGAATAACATTAAACATATCATAATTGAAGAAGTAATAAAATTTCTTAAAGAATCTGACGATTCTGATTACGATTACTGGGAAAATTTTTCAGAACAAAGAGAAAACATGATTATTAGTTTATTTAATGATTTTTTGTTTAATAATAATGAAACATTTTCAAAGCATATTAATTGGAAAGTAGCACCATCCAACAGAATAAAAAAGATTTGGGAAGATTATATGACCTATGGTGTTGTTAGAGATGAAAGAGGGGTT